CGTCAGATCAAGGGCACCATCACGATGGAGTTCGACTCCCTCACGCAGTACGCCCGTTACACCGGCGCCACCGAGGCTGCCGTCGTGCTCACGTTCACCTCGGGCAGCAACACAATCACGATCACGATGAACGCCCGTTTCGACGGCAACACCCCGAACGTCGCCGGCCCCGACGTGCTCACGCTTCCGCTCGACTTCACCGCGGTCGGCACGTCGGACTCGGCAGCCATCACCGTCGTCTGCGTGAACGGCGACTCGGCGCCCTGATGGGCGTCAGCCACTCACCGGCCGAGCTGCAACGAAAGCTCGCTACGTTCCAGGTCAATCTGGCCAACCGCAACGTCCGCCAGATCACCGAAGCGGCCAAGACGATCAAGGCGGCCACGTTGCTGAGCGCGGCTGCTGCCACGGGCGGCGATGGCCGGCTGAACAACGCCGGCAAGTCCGGCGCTCGGCTCGGCGTCGGTTACACCATCACCAAGTCAGGCGACGACGCCCGCGCCCGCGTGAAGGCTCGTGGCCCCTGGCAACTGGTTGAGCACCCGTTGAAGCCGCACGTCATCACCAGCCGTTACGCCGGCGGGTCTCGTCGCTCACGCGCCGCCGCAGTGGCTGCCGGGCGAAAGCTCAAAGGCGGCCGACGAGCGATCGTGCAGACCCCGTTCGGTCCCCGACGTTTCGTGCACCACCCCGGCGTTCGCACCCCGAAGCGCCCGTGGGCGCTCGGCGTGAAAGCCGCCGAACCACGCGTCACCAACATCATGCGCGGCTGGGTCGCCGAGGAACTCCGGAAAGTCTTCTGACGTGGAAGCAAAGTTCCGTACCTGGTGGAAGATCACCGTCGGCGGAGAGTCGTACGAGACCGCAACGCTGCTGCTGTCGGAACTCGAAGAAGCCGAGGACATCACCGGCATCTCGTGGCGGGATCTGAACCCGCTCAACGTACGAGCCCTCCAAGGGCTGCTGTACGCCTTTCTGCGCCGCTCAATGACCGCTGAGGACGCCAAGGCAAGCCTGGCCGTGCTGACGGCCGCAGACGTGACCGTGGAGCTCGTAGCCCGCCCGACGGAGTAGGTGAGTCGATGGCGACAGTGCTCGAGCGGCTTGAAGTCCTGATCGACTCCAAGCTCAACGCCCAAGGCCTCGAGGCGGCCAAGACCGGCGTCGGCAACCTGACGAGCAAGCTCGGCCCCGCCGATTCCCTGCTGCAAAAGCTCGGCATCACCGGCGAAGTCACGTCCGGCCAACTCGCCGGGCTCGCCGCAGGTGCGGGCGCAGCGGCCATTGCAGGCATTGCGACGCTTGCCGCTCAGGGCGTTCAGAAGTTTCAAGCGCTGGCCGGCGAGGTACTGAAGTTCCAGCAGGTCTCCGGCACCAGCGCCGAGACGGCGTCGCGCTTCGTTGCCGTCATGGACGACTACCAGGTCAGCGCCGACCAGGGCGCCATGGCGATCAGCCGTCTGGGAAAGACGATCGCCCAGACCCCCGAGTCTCTGACCCAGCTCGGCGTCTCCATAGAGCGCTCCAGCAACGGCGCGGTCGACATGGAGCAGACGTTCCTCAACGTCGTCAACGCCTTCAACTCAACCAACGACGCCAGCCAGAAAGCCGCCATCGGCACCGCGGCGTTCGGGCGTAACTGGCAGGAACTTGCCAACCTGCTGAGCCAGGGCAGCGGCCAGCTTCGCGAGGCATTCGCCAACGTCAGTGACGGCCAGATCATCTCCGAAGACGAGCTACGCAAGTCCGAGGAATACCGCCTCGCCATGGACCACCTCGGCGACGCGGTGCGCGATCTCGAAATGAGCCTCGGGCGCACGCTCGTGCCGGCGTTGACGGTGGTAGCCGACAAGACGGCAGGCGCGATCGAGAAGGCCGACCAGCTCGCATCGAAACTGTCGATGCTCAAGACGCCGATCCGCATCGTTGCTGCCGCGGCGACCGGCGGAGCGACCGAACTGCTGTCGATGGGCAACGCCGCCATCGATACCAGCTTCAAGCTTGAATCGCTCGGCGCCACGGCGGCGGCGGTCGCCAACGACACGCTCGACCTGACGGACGCCATCAATGCCGTGTTCAACGCCGGCATCGGTCTACAGCGCGCTCAACTCAACCTTGCCGATGCCAATGACAAGGTCGCAGAAACCCAAGAGCGGTTAGCCAACGGCGGTCAGACGCTGGCCGAAATCCAGGACGAGGCAACGTCCGGGGGCCGGTCCCTCGCGTCGTCGCAACGCCAGGTCGAGGACGCCATGAAGGGCGTGGCCAACGCGCAAGAGCGCGTGGTCGAAGTTCAGGGCTCACTTGACGAAGCAAACGCAAACCTGGTCAAGTCCAACCAGGACGTCGTAGACGCTACGAACAATGTCGCCAAAGCCGAGCGTGCTCTTGAGGATGCCCGCCGCGTCAACATCGGTCTCACCGATGACATGGTCAAGAAAGCCGAAGACGCCGACCGCCGCTTGGCCTCGTCGAAACTTGACGTACTCGATGCGCAAGACCGGCTCAAGGCATCCGAATCGGCACTGGCCAAGGTTCAGCAGGACACGCCCGATGATGCAGCGGCCGTCGCGAAAGCAAGCCGGGATCTCGAGCGGGCCCGCCTTGGCCTGGCTGACGCCACTCGGCAAGTCGAACTCGACGACAAGGCAGCCGCCACCGCACATGGCGAAGCGATCGCGGTCAATCTCAACTTGGCTGATGCCGACGGGGAACTGACTGACGCGCAGGACAAGCTGAAGCAGTCCAAGGACGATCTCAAGCGTGCCACCGAAGAACAAACGCAAGCGGCGCGCACGGTCAAGGATCGCGAGAAGGAGCTCAAGGACGCGCTCGACTCGGTTGCCGATGCGCAGCAGCGTGTGCTCGATGCTCAGAACTCTCGGGACTCGGGCGCGGCCGGACATCACAAGACGGTCAAGACCACCGAGCAGCTTGAGCGCGATCTAGAGAAAGCACTGCTTGACCAGAAGGAAGCGGCGAAGCAGGTTGCCGACAAGACCGGCGATGCCGAGCTTGCAGCGATCGGGCTTGGCGATGCGCTCGACCAAAAGACGACCCCGGCCGCTCAAGCCGCTGCTGAGAAGAACGCGGCGATTGTGGCTGCGATCGAGCAGTTGAAGAAAAGCCTCGATCCGAGCGGCGATCTTTACAAGAACTTGGACGCCTACGAAGGCGCTCTACGCCGCATTGCCGCCGTCGAATCGTCTCGCCCGGCGGGTGGCTACGCCAGCTCGTCGGCCAACGCAGCCGAACGAGCGCTCACGCAAGGCAACGAGGTCGTACCGGTGCAGATCATGCTTGACGGCCAAAAGCTCTATGACGGCATTCTCCCGATCATCCGTCGCGCAACGCAGGCGGCGAGCTGATGACGTTTTCGATCGGTCGAGTCGGTACGGACATCACGCTTGACAACCCGGCCAAGGTCTCGGTCAACGGGAACCGGGTGACGTTTGAGCAGCCGGCGCAAACGTGCTCGTCATTGGCCGACCTCGAATGGTTGCAGCAGCAGTTGCAAGGGCTGGCGAACAACCCAGATGAGCCGACCGTGCCGGTTATCTGGTCGGACGACACGACCTTCACTGGCTACTACCGCGTGATCTCGGTCGACACCGGATTGGCGTCGGCGTCGCTAGCGGCGTTTTCGTTCCCGTGGAAAGTCGAGCTCGAGCGCATCAGCCGTTACGCCACGCGTCTCGCCGAGTCCGTCTGGACGATCTCGCAGCGCACCGGATCGGCACCGACCACGCTCGCCATCATGGGCATTCCGCCGTCGACGTACGGGCTTATCCAGCGCAAAGGATCGCTCTCGTCAGCGACCGCGTCTCGAACGGGGTCCGACGGCGCACTCACGCTCGTATATTCCACGGCGTCAGGCCAGCAAGTCATGATGCAGTGGGGCTCGACGCCGGCGAATTACTACCTCGGTTCGTGCTACGTGAAAGTCGGTAGCTCCTATCGATACGCGACCGGCCAAATGCTTGCGCCTGACGCGAATTGGGAGATCGGCAACAGCCTGGTCAAGGTCGTCAACGTAGCGGCGTCGTCGCAGATCACGGTCTCGCACTACAGCGGAGGCTACCGAGCTAAGGCTTACAAGCTGCTGGCCGTGACGTCGTCAACTCAGCTTGACGCACCGTCGGCGATCGCCGTGCTCCGCAACAGCCCCGAGTGCGTCATTTTGCGCACGTTCCACTCGGTGTCAGGATCTGCAATGCAGGTTCAAGTTACTCACATGTTGCGTCGCGGTTCGTACATCGTCGAGTCGTACATGAACTACGGCAACGTTGCCTCGATCGGTATAGGCCTTTTTAAGGTGATGCCAGTCACTCTGGAAACGTCGACATCATCGTCGGTCAGCTCGGTCACGTACGTGCAGGCGTCCGTGGCTGATGCTTCAGGCGACAAGTACACGCTCATGACTCGAGCCACCGTCACGGCCGACACCGTCAACGGCGGGTTCTCCATTTCGAACCCGGCCAGCTCATTCGCTTTCGGTATTGCCGCCGACATGGGCATCAGCGCCGGAAGTGCCACCGTTCCCGGTGACAGCGTCACATCACTGGCCAGCCAATACAACGCCGTGGTCGATGAAGCCACGGTCGTCATCCAGTGATTACCGAAAAGCTCATGGCCTCGGGGTCATGGTCGCTCACGCTGAAGCCATCAACGCCGCCATCGGTCATCGACGCGATCAACCCTGCTACCTCGGCGTTCGGGCTCATCGTCGTATTACCGACCTGGACGCCGATCGAATCGTCGGGCCTCACCGCCGCAGCGCTGCTCGGCGTGTGCCGCTACGCCGGCGTCTACCGCAACCGGTCGCGCGACCTGACCATGATCGGCGGAGGGCTCGCGCTGCTGCTCGGTGACGATCAGAAGAAGGGCCCCATCCTTTCGACGGCCGTGACGAACACCAGCGCAGCGACGCTCGACACTTGGGTGTCGGCGATCCTGCCGCACAACGGGGTATCGAAAGGCACCATCACCAACACCGGCACCAGCTCGACCGGCAGCTACGCGTACGTCACCAAGCGCGCAGCCCTCGAGCAAATCTGTCAGGTCGCGGGGGCCGACTGGTCAATACGCCCGGACTCCACCGGCGCACTCAAGTTCACGGCCGGCCCCTCGGCCAACGTGTTCACGAACTACACGACGCCGCAGGCCATCGTCAGCCGCCGCAGCGGCGGCACGCGCGACGTCACGCTCTTCGGGCTGCCGGCCACACAACTCGCCACCGATGTCGACGTCGAGGACATCACGTCCAAGACGTATCTGCTCGCCACCCGTGACGGCGGCATGTCGGTCGGCTCAGCCACCAACGGTTCGTGGACGTACACCGGTCTCGACGGCTCAGCACTGGCCATCGAGACCGTCGTCAACGCCAGCGACGTCACCCGTGGCAACGAGACCACGGCCGCCACCAACGCCCAGGCAGCCACGTCGAGCGTGCGCCGACAGATCGTCCTGTCGACCAACATCTACGACGTCGCCGGCGACATCAAGGTCGGCGACCGCATCTACGTCTACGACCCGGTCTCGGGCATCTTCGACACGGCCAACTCGGTCACGTACGGAGGAAGCGAAATCGCGCCGCTCATGGTGCGCTGCATGGGCCTGACCTGGCCGATCCGTCAAGGCATGGGCGTCTACTTCCTGCCGCCCACCGGGGCAACGCCAACACCCGTCGATCTCACCCCGTATGTGCAATGGGAAGACGCCGACTCAACGGTGGAGATCGGTGCAATCCAGCGCACCATCGTGCCGAAGCAGATCGGATCGACAGCGAGCGCGACAGGCGTCGTGTCGCAAGCGGTCGTTTCCGAAGCCTGGACCAGCTACACGCCCACCTACGCCAACCTGTCGCTCGGCAACGGCACCGTCGACGCCGGCTACTACCGGATCGGCCGCAAAGTCGTCTACCGCGGCGCCATCACGTTCGGCTCGACGACCTCGGTGACCGGAGCGATTCAGGTATCGCTACCCGTCGCGGCGAAAGCCTCGACGTGGTCGCTCGGCACGGCCGTCGGCGAGGACAACTCAGCGTCGTTCGCCCGCACGGTCGGCGCCGCCGAAATCAACCCGGCGATCTTCGCCACCGGCGTGCACTTCGCCTCGAGCGGCAACGCCGACTGGACAGCCACCGTGCCGTTCACATGGGCGACCAGCGACATCTTGCGCTGGACGATCACGTACGAAGCCTCAGCGAGCTAAGGCGGTATCTCAATGGCATCGGCCTACCTCAAGCCAGGCGACATCGTCGTCGACTATTCGTGGGCACGGCCCGACCCGCACCTGCTCGCCGCCAACGGCGTCAAAGCGGTCAGCCGCTACATCGCCGGCGGCACCAACAACGGCAAGGTGCTCACGATCGCCGAGCGCGATGCGCTGTGGGCGGCCGGGCTTGGCATCCTGCTCAACTGGGAACAAGACGCCGGCGGCCCGCTCGGTGGCGCCATCGTCGGCGCAGAGCACGGCAAGAAGGCACGGGAGCTGGCGTTGGCGCTCGGCTACCCCGAGACGCTGGCGATTTGTGTCAGCGTCGATGTCGACACGAACCGCTACAACGCCGATCAGGTCGTCGAATACTTCCGGGCGTTCCAAGCCGCATCGCGCTGGATGCTCACGGCCTACTGCGATCGAGAGAGCGCCGAGGCGTTGTTCGCCGCTGACCTGATCGTCGGTGTGTGGGCGCCGTCGGCCGTGGGCTGGGGCCGCCCGACCGGCGACGTGTACCTCGACCAGCACTACGGCATCCGGTACGAGCAGCTCGCCTACCTCGGCGACCAGATCGACCACAACACCGTTAGGAATGCCTTTCCAGCCTGGACCGGCGCAGGCGACGACGTACACGACGCCGCCGAACTACCGAAAGAAGACGACCTCATGTGGACCGTGTTCGATCTCGCCGACGCTGACGCGTCGTTCCTCGTTCTCCTCGATGCTCACGGCATCGGCGGCGTCGGGAAGTGGCTCGCCACGCCGGCCAAGCGCCAGGCTCATCTTGAGGCGGGCGCGCCGCTGCAGCAGCGCAGCGTCGCCGAACTTGCCAACGTCACGCTCGTCGGGCCGTTGCCCGCCGGCGACAGCCGCCACGAGTGGACCGGCGAAGAGTTCGACTGACCTTCCGCAACACCTGAAAGGCCACGCCATGCTGTACCCCCTCGGCGGAGAGGTGGTGGCAGCGGCGCTCACCATGGAGGTTGCGCGCTTGCTCCCCGAGACCTGGTCCCCTCTTGCAAACGACATCATCACGTGGGGCGCCGTCATCGTCGCTCTCGCCGCGATCTGGCAGAAGGTGCTCAAGCCTGCGGCGCAACGTCTTGCACTGCTCAACCAGATCTGGGACAAGCTGCAGCACGAGTTCGAGCCCAACAGCGGCTCGTCGTTGCGTGACGCAATCGACCGCACCGATCTGCGCCTGGCCGAGCTCAACGACCGCTTCGACGACGTCGAGATCTACATGCAGAAACTCAACGGCCAACTGAACGCCGTCGACGAGAAGCTGCGTCAGCACATGGACGACGTGAAGGACACCGGCGAGGGCTCGTGAGCGGGAACGTGGCCATCGTCCGCCTCGACTGCGGGCTCTGCGCCACGTACTTCGAAACGTCGTCGCGTGCCGTGACGCTCGTGCGTTCCAACGACGAGCACGACCGGCTCATCGCTCACTGCCCGAACTGTGATCGCACGTTCGTCGTGATCTTGTCTCCGTCCGAAGTGTCCCAGCTCGCCGGGCTGTGCCCCGTGGCGGGCGACGCCGACATTGCCGCCCTGATCGAACCGGCCGACCTGGCCGACCTCGACAACCCACCCACCTGCGGATAGCAGGGATTACCCAAGGAGTGCCCGTGAAGCTCGTCCGAGACATCGGCGAACGCGCCCTGAGCACGTTCGTCCAGGCGTTCCTCGCCGCGTTCACGATCAACGACCTGTCGACGGCCAAGAAGGCAGCGTTTGCGGGCCTCGTGGCGGCGCTGGCCGTCGTGAAGGGCGCCATCGCCTCGAAGGTCGGCGATACCGGCACGGCGGCGCTGCTGCCGTCTGGCGAGGGCTGAGCGTTGCCTTCGTACTCCACTGCGCAGCGAAACGCTTGCATGGACGCTGTCAGCACCTACGTTGGCAACGGCGGGAAACTGATCGTGTACTCGGGTACCCCGCCGGCGAGCGCCAACGCATCGCTGTCCGGCAACACCGTGCTCGCGACGTTCACCATGGGCACGCCGTTCGCATCGTCCGCGTCGAGCGCGGCAATCTCGCCGACGCTTCCGTCAAGTGTCACGATCGCTGCGACCGGTACTGCGTCATTCGCACGCCAGTACAAGTCAGACGGCACGACCGTCTCCATGCAGCTCACCGTGTCGGCCACCGGTGGCGGCGGTGAAGTGCAGTTCGCCACGACCTCGTTCGTCAGCGGCGCCACGGCCTCGATTACCTCGATAACCGGCACGGACGGCAACGCCTAACCCCAGGAGTAGCCCATGACGAGCTACATCCTGCTCGAGGGCGGCACCGACAAGCTGCTCGAAGAAGACGGCTCGTCCGTCCTTGTACTGGAAGATCACACCGGAGGCGCGTCCGCTACCGGCACGATCTCGTGGACCGAGAGTTCTGACACGTGGGCAGCAACAGGCGCCATTGCCATCAGCGGCACGGCGTCATGGACCGAGGGCAACGACACGTGGTCAGCGGCCGGGGCCGAGACGATCGCAGGAACGGCCGCTTGGACCGAGGCCAGCGATTCTTGGTCTGGCGCCGGCACCGAAACGATCAGCGGCACGGTGGCGTGGACTGAGAACAACGACGTCTGGGTGTTCAGCTCGGTCTCGGTCGACCCGAACGCCCTGAAGTTCACCTACCGAGAGACCGGGCACACGCTCACGTTGCGGGAGCGCGGCCACACGATGACGTTCCGGGAGCGAGCATGAGCCGCCTGCAATATCGATCGAACGCCGAACGCCCAGGAACATCGATCTGGTGGTTCGACGACGCCGGCAACCTCATCGACTTCTCGTCGGGCTACACGTTCTCGCTCAAGATCGGTCCACGTGGCGGCGCCGCGCTGCTCACCAAGACCTCGAACATCACCGGCGCTGCCGGCGCTGGCGTCGAACCGACGGGTACGCCCAACGTGACCATCACTTGGGGTGCCGGCGAACTGAACCTGACGCCTGGCGCCTACGAGTTCGAGCTGACGGCCACGACCTCTTCGGCCGACCGTGTGCTCATCGCCGACATCGTCATCACCGCAGCGTTGACCTGAAAGGCAGCCCATGGCCGACACCAAGATCAGTGCACTCACCGACATCTCTACCTCGCTCGCCGACGCAGATCTGTTTGTCGCTGTTGACGTGTCGGACACGTCGATGGCGGCGTCGGGCACCGACAAGAAGCTGACGGCGTCGAACCTCAAGGCGTATGTGGGTGGCATCTACCCACATATGGGCACTGGCCGCTATTGGGGCACTCCTAATACAAACGCCCTGGCGTCGTACGTGTTTTCGACTGGCGAGTGCTGCTTCACGCCGTTGTGGGTGCCGGTCGCCATGACCGTCGATCGCATCAGCATCAACGTCCAGTCTGGCATCGCGTCAGGAACGGTCCGTCTTGGCATCTACAGCAGCAACGCCAACGGCGTACCGGCCTCACTCCTTCTTGACGCCGGTACCGTCGCCACAACGTCATCCGGCGTGAAAGAGGCGACCATCAGCCAAGCACTCACGCCGGGCATCTACTGGCTAGCCGCAGTAAGCCAGACCGCCGGCGCCACGCTCTATTACTTCCCAACGGCGAACAACACCGTCATGTACCCGTTCTCAACGACGAACGGGGCGTTCGACCACAGGGTCGCTTACAAGCAGTCGTCGGTCACCGGTGCGCTGCCGGGCACGCCGACACTTTCGGCTGACTACAACCAACTCGCTGTCCAAGTCAGGCAGGCATAGATGGCCGTCCAAGAATTGTTCTCGAACGGCGTCGTCGTCCAGCGCTTCGACAGCAACGCAGGCACAGCCACGACGTACAAGGCCGACGGCACGGTCGCCTCGTCGCGGTCGCTGACCCCCGACGAGCAGGCATTCTTGACTCAGATGGATCAGACCGCGACGCGCTCGACCAATCTGAACACGATCCAGACGCAGGCCGCCGCCGCCATCACGGCCAACTCGACCTACCTTGCCATTGGCACACCGACCAACGCTCAAATTGCTGCTCAGGTTCGCGCGCTGACACAGCAGAACAACAAGATCATTCGCGTGTTGCTTGGCATGGTGCTCGGCGACCGGGCACGGCTCGACTCGACGAACTAATCCCCCAGCGGGGATGCCCACGGTGCACGATGACCGTGGAGCGCACATAATCAGGCGATGCCAGCCGTTGCCGTTGTCGTGCCCGCCTACAACCCGGGCCCGTATCTGCGGCCGGCGCTCGAGTCCGTCCTCGCCCAGACCTTCACCGACTGGGAATGCGTCGTCGTCAACGACGGCAGCACCGAGGACCTGTCCTGGGTCGATGGGATCGACAAACGGGTACGCCTCATCACGAAGCGCAACCAGGGTGTGAGCATCGCTCGCAACGTCGGCATCGCCGCTACGACAGCTCCGTGGGTGGCGTTCCTCGATGCCGACGACCTTTGGCACCCGACGAAGCTCGAGCGTCAGATCGACCTCGCCAGCCGATCAAGTGCGATCCTTATCGACTGCGACTTCGGCGTCATCGACGCCAACGGCGATAGGGTCGACGACGGATGGCGTTGTCCGGCAACCACGTACCACGAACTGTTGCGTGGGAACTACGTCGGCATGAGTTCGGCGATGGTGCCACGTCACGCGCTGCAGACCGTCGGCGTGTTCGACGTGACCATGCAAGGCGCCGCCGACTGGGACATGTGGCTACGCCTGACGTCTGTCGGCTCGTGGAAACGGGTACCTGAAATCTTGGCAAGCTGGCGAGTCCACAGTTCGAGCATGAGCGCTGATCGGGCATCCATGCTGAATGAGGTCTCGGCTCTGCTCAGTAAGCACACCGCGTTGGCGCTTCGTCGTCACGACGCGCTGGCGGTTGAAGCAGCCGGCGTCGGGCTTGCTAGCCAGCGACTACGACTTGATCCTCCGTCGCCAACGTTCACCCGGCGCCTCCGAGGTCATGTAGCGAAGCTCGTCCGTCAGTAGTCGTCGTTATCGCGCATCAGCAGGGACGGGGCTTCGTCCATCGGCCACGGCGCCAAGACATCATGCGGCCGC